ACTAGAGTTTAGATCCAAGCGGAACAAGGGTTATTACAACGTGTAAGGCAAGATTATGGCTATAGACAAATCACTATCACAAGCCCCCATGGGGTTAGGTGCACTTCCAATCATCGAAGAAGGCCCAGAGATTGAAATTGAGATCGAGGATCCTGAGTCAGTTGAGATTGGTATTGATGGCATGCCCATCCTGCGTATCGAAGAGGAAGAGCCTAGCGATAAAGACTTTGATGCCAACTTAGCCGAGTACATGGGTGAAGACCAGCTACAGACGCTGGCAAGTGATTTAACGGGTGACTTTGATGAAGACATCAGCTCTCGTAAAGATTGGATGCAGACTTATGTAGATGGACTCCAGCTCTTAGGTATGACTATTGAAGAGCGAGCAGAACCTTGGGAAGGCGCATGTGGTGTATATCACCCACTGTTATCCGAGACCCTGGTGCGCTTCCAAGCAGAGACCATCATGGAGACATTCCCAGCCATGGGTCCAGTAAAGACCGTCATTATTGGTAAAGAAACTCCTGAGAAGAAAGACGCCGCTGAACGTGTAGGCGACGATATGAACTATCAACTCACAGAGAAAATGCCTGAGTTTAGACCTGAGCATGAGCGCATGCTCTGGGGCTTGGGACTATCTGGTAACGCCTTCAAAAAGGTCTACTACGACCCAAGTATTGGACGTCAGGTATCAATGTTCGTACCGGCTGAAGACTTGGTTGTGCCATACGGTGCATCAAACCTTGAGTCTTCACCACGGGTTACGCATGTGATGCGTAAGACCCCCAACGAGGTTAAGAAGCTTCAAGTTGCAGGCTTCTATCGTGACATTGAGTTGCCTGAACCAGTAGATGCATTCGATGAAGTAGAGAAGAAGATTGCTGAAAAGATGGGCTTTAGAGCATCAGTAGATGATCGCTATAAGCTCTTGGAAATGCAGGTAGACTTAGATTTACCTGGTTATGAAGACGTCGATGATGATGGCAAACCAACAGGTATAGCGCTGCCGTATATAGTCACCATCGAGAAGGCCAATGGTACTATCTTGGCGATTCGTCGTAACTGGAGGCCAGAAGATGAACATAAAAAGAAGCGTTCGCATTTTGTGCATTATGGTTATATTCCCGGTTTTGGTTTCTACCACTTTGGTCTTATTCACCTCATCGGGGCATTTGCTAAATCGGGAACTTCAATCCTCCGTCAACTCGTTGATGCTGGATCTCTTTCCAACTTACCTGGTGGCTTCAAAGCCCGGGGTATGCGAGTTAAGGGTGACGACACCCCGATAGCACCTGGAGAGTGGCGTGATGTAGACGTGCCCGCTGGAACAATGCGGGATAACTTCTTGCCGTTACCTTACAAAGAGCCAAGTATGGTTCTTGCTGGGTTGATGGACAAGATCATCGAAGAAGGCCGACGCTTCGCTAGCGCAGCTGATCTTCAGATTTCCGACATGAGTGCGCAAGCACCGGTTGGAACAACCCTAGCGATTCTGGAGCGTACATTAAAAGTAATGTCCGCTGTACAAGCCCGCATCCACTACTCATTTAAAGAGGAGCTTAGGTTACTTCGTGACATCATTCGTGATTACACTCCAGATACCTACACATATCAGCCAGTAGAAGGTTCCCCAAGAGCCAAGAAATCTGACTACGATAATGTCGATGTCATTCCAGTCTCTGATCCAAACGCAGCAACCATGGCTCAGAAGATTACGCAGTACCAAGCTGTCTTGCAGTTAGCCCAACAAGCACCTCAGATATATAACCTGCCGCAATTACACCGTCAGATGTTAGATGTTTTAGGAATAAAGAACGCTCAGAAGCTAGTCAAGCTACCTGAGGACCAGAAACCTGAGGACCCCATCACCGAGAATACGAACGTTCTCATGATGAAGCCAGTCAAGGCGTTCTATTACCAAGACCATAAAGCACACATTCAAGTGCATATGTCTGCTATGCAAGATCCAAAAATCATGCAGTTAGTTGGGCAAAACCCAAATGCTCAGGCTATGCAGGCAGCTATGCAAGCTCATATTAACGAGCATATTGCGTTTGAGTACCGCAAACAGATGGAAGCTCAAATGGGTATCGACTTGCCGTTCCATCCAAGTGATGAAGACGAGGACAAAGTTATGCCAGAAGAGCTTGAAGTCCGTGTCTCTCAGGTTGCTGCTCAAGCAGCCCAACAATTGTTGCAGCGTAACGTCAGTGAAGTTCAGGCTCAGCAAGCCGCACAACAGGCACAAGACCCGATCATCCAGTTGCAGCAACAAGAACTGGCAATTAAAGACCGAGAAGTGGCAATTAAAGAGAAGAAGTTGATGACGGATGCCGCTGCTAAAGCCGACCAGATACGGATTGAAGAAGACCGGATCAAGTCACAAGAGAAGATTGCTGCGATGAACGCAACCATCAAGGTGAACGAAGACGCCAAGAACCGCCTAGCAAAAGAGGCGGAAATAGGCGCAAAACTAGGCATTGACCTTGCCAAATCCAAGGCCCAGATGCTAAAGGAGAGAACTAGGTGACAGACAAATATCTCGAACACTTAGCCCAAAAGCTAAGGGAACAGGTCAAAGCCCTGGAAGAGACTTTAGGTGCTGGCGGAGCCAAAAACTACGACGAGTACCAATTAATGTGCGGTCAGATAAAAGGTCTGCTGACAGCGCTTTCAGAAATAAGTGACCTTAAACAACGCTTGGAGAACTCTGATGAGTGAAATCCTTATCGGCTCAAACCCCGATAACATGCAACAAATAGTAATAACCGACGCTCTAGGAAACCCGATGCCTTCGATCAACAACGAAGGTGAGTACATTCCGATTGAGCAAAGAGGCAAACAGCTTCCTAGGCCACAAGGGTATCGCATCTTATGTGCTATTCCTGATGTGGAAAAGCAATTTGAGGGGTCTGACCTTTATAAACCTGACGATCTAATCAAGAAGGACGAGATCTTAACCACGATTCTTTTCGTAGTTGAGCTTGGCCCAGACTGCTATAAAGACCCGTCACGGTTCCCAACTGGTCCTTGGTGCAAACCTGGGGACTTTGTTTTAGTACGACCGAATGCCGGAACTCGCCTAGTTATCCATGGCAAAGAGTTCAGGATCATCAATGACGACTCTGTAGAGGCTGTTGTTGAAGACCCACGTGGCATTACCCGCAAATTTATATAGGAGCTAAATCATGGCTGAAATGCAAAAAGAAGAATTTGTGTTTCCTGATGAGCAAGAAACTAAGGGTAAACCCGTAGATACACAAGAAGCAGCTGCGGATGAACCTGAGTACATCATCGAGGATGACACTCCCCCAGAGGATCGGAACGTCAAACCGATGCCTGAGGAAATCGTTAAAAAACTTGAAGTTGCTGACGAAGATGCCGAAGAGCTAGATCCCAAGGCTCAGAAGGAACGGATTAAGCAATATAAGAAGGTTTGGAACGATGAACGTCGTGCCAAAGAAGCTGCTTTCCGTGAGCAACAAGAAGCTATTGCCCTGGCTGCAAAGCTGGCAGAAGAGAACAAACGCTTGCGTGCTCAATATAGTGCTGGGGAAAAAACCTATATTGAAACAGTACAAAGCGCTGCCGAGGCTGAACTAACTGTGGCTAAGCGTGAGTACAAAGAAGCGCTTGAGTCTGGTGATTCAGACCGGATTGTTGAGGCACAAACAGCTTTGAATGAAGCTACCTACAAAGCCCAACAAGTTAAGCAATATAAACCTACTCCTTTACAAGAGCAGGAAAATGAAGTACAAATACCACAAGCGAAGGAAAATACCCCCCAAGTTGATGCCAAAACACAAGCTTGGTTGGATGAAAATCCTTGGTATGGAACTAAAAAAGCCATGTCAAATTTCGCTGTAGGTATTCATGAAGAACTGATTGATGAATATGGTCCAACAATCATAGGCACCGAAAAGTACTTCAAGCACATTGACAAAACAATGCGCAAAAAATTTCCAGAGTATTTCGATACCGAGGAAGAAAGTAGTCAGGCAGAGCCAGAAGCGGAGCCCCAAACAGCTCAGGCTAAAGCGAAGCCAGCCACGGTTGTAGCTCCGGCGACCCGATCAACGTCCTCCAAACAGGTACGTTTGAAAACGTCACAGATGGCCTTGATTAAGAAACTAGGCTTGACCCCCGAAGTGTATGCCCGTGAACAACGTAAATTGGAGGCTTCAAATGGCTGAAAACAGACTGACTCGTGAATTAGACAAACGCACCGCAGTGGAGCGCCCTACGCATTGGGCTCCTCCAGAGCTTTTACCTGAGCCTGACAAAGAGGCTGGTTATGCTTACCGGTGGATCCGTGTTGCATCTTTAAATCAAGCAGACCCACGTAACCTATCTGCCAAACTCAGAGAAGGTTGGGAACCCGTGCGGATTGAAGAACAACCGAAATTTCAAATGCTAGTTGATCCCAATAGTCGATACAAAGACAACATTGAGATTGGCGGGTTGTTACTTTGCAAGACTCCTGTTGAGTTTGTCGAGCAACGGAATAAATACTATTCTGGTCAAGCGACTGCTCAAATGGATGCTGTAGAGAACACTCTTATGCGCCAAAGCGATCCTCGTATGCCTCTCTACAACGAGAGTAAGACGACAAGTTCCTTTGGTAAAGGTACTTAACTTATTTTTAGGAGTTTATAAATGGCTTATCCAACCGTTTCAGCTCCCTACGGCCTACAGCCGATTAACCGTGTAGATGGCTTGCCATATGCAGGTGCAGTACGTCAAATCGCTATTGCATCTACGTACAACACTGCAATCTACAACGGTGATATCGTTCGTATCGCCGCAGGCGGCACAGTCGTAAAATCGACCGTAACTGTTGACTCTACTACCGCCGCTGCAAACTACACCGCCGGTGTGTTTGTTGGTGTTCAGTATGTTAACGCTCAAGGTCAAACCGTTCAGGCTCAATACTACCCAGGCAACGCCGCTGCTACTAGCGCTGTAGCTTATGTAGTTGACGATCCTATGGCTGCGTTTAAAGTTGCAGTAACTTATAGTGGCAATGCTACTGTAACTACTGTTAACCAAAGCGCTGTTGGTGCTAACTTCTCAATTCGTCAAGGCACTGGCTCTAATACTACTGGAGATTCTGGCGTTTCTGTATATGCAACTGATACAGAAGGTAACGCTGCGGCTCTCCCAGTTCGTGTTATTGCTGTCGTACCTGACACCGCTGCTAACGCAACGGCATTCCGTGAAGTTATCGTTAAGATTAACAATCATCAGTATCTATCGCCTGGTGAGGGCGTAGACTACGCAGCTTAAGGAGCGTTTAAATGGCTATTTCTCGTGCACAACTACTTAAAGAGTTGCTCCCGGGCTTAAACGCTT